TTGACCCATATCGTGAATGTCATCTTCAAATGCACCAGTTTCGTCACATGGATTGAATCTAGTGTTTCCACCTGATGTGGCAAATCTAAAACCACCAGTACTATTATTTACAAAGTGTATACCCCCACTAATAGTACCAATATTGCCCACATTAGAACCATTTTTATAAAATCCCAAGAGTTCGCCATCTGATGTGAGACGGTTTATTCGCTCCACAATACCACCATCGTTGGTAGCATTAATTTGTCCTGTTGATTCAACCTCAACACCCCGTGTTGCACCGTTGTCATTACTCGTCTTACCAACCATAATATGTCCATTGCTATTAATAACTATCCTATCAGTACCACCAATTTTGACCTCTATCTGGTCATCAGTGTCTGCCGTAATGGACGTATCCCCATCAGCATCAAGAATAAGCTCTGTGCCGTTCATATCTAAACTAGCTGAAGGAAATGCAGTAGCTAACTTTGCACTCGTTACACTCCCATCAGGAGGTACTACAGTCTGTATAGCTTTCCCTTGAAAGATGACATAAATTGAATCCGAACTTGTTACTGCTTCTGAAAAAGTAATCTGGTTAGCTGACACAGTATATGCCTTACCAGAACCACCTTCTTGACGTACATTATTAACAAATACTTCTATCTCAGACTCAGAACTTACATTATGGCTCAATGTATAAGTTGAAGCCCCTGTACCTGTAATGGTTTGTTTGTCCATTGAGGTAAAAGAAGTAGTTGTTTGATTACCTACATATCCCATGTATTACCCCTTTAAGTAGAAATTGCATCAACTGCAGATACCCAAGCGTCTAAACTAGAAGCTGTATCAGACTTAATCCAAAGTCTGTCACCATCCTGAACAACTAACTTAGCTCCACCATCCATAACCTGTAGAGCACCTCCAGAAGCGATAGGAGCATCTTTTAATAAATAGTATTTGTTGTTATTGCTAGGGTCATCATCAGCATCATCATTGTAATCAGTTAAATACACATCCACTTTAATCATATTGGTTGTAGTATTAGCTAGATGTATCCCTATAATTGTATCGTATGAATTAAAATCTGTGCCATCAGGAGCATCAGCATCTGCAGTGCCTATATTCCTTAGTGCGTATCGTCTAAAATTCTGAGCCATAATTTAATTTTCCTTTGTTATAATGCTATTGCCATAGCTATGGTGAATCCTGCTGAAGGCAAACTTGCTGCACTAACTGCTGCAACTTCCCATGCAGAGCCGTTATAAACTCTTAAATCTGAAGAAACACTGTTGTAGTACAGACTGCCTTGCTGAAGAGCATTCCCATCGTTATCGAGTGTAGGGTCAGAGCTTTTACTACCCAAATACGTGTCATCAAATGAATCCACTGAAGCAGCAGCTTGTTCTGCCCAATACTTTGCTGAGTAATTAGAACCATCTACTGTAGTGTTTGTGGCAAATGAGTTGCCTCCACCTATAGCCCACTGCTTGGCAGAACCATTAGTCTGTCCTGCTTGACTACCTATAGCGTATTCTTTAGCTGAGTATTCAGTACCATCGACTTGGTTGGTTGTATCCGTAGCCCAATCCTTGGCACTTCCTGCACCTGCTGTATCTGTAATTCCAGTTCCACCCAAAGCCCATGCTTTAGATGAGTGTCCTTGCCCAGTCTCTACCTCTCCGTCTGTTTTTACTGCCCAGTTCTGTGAGAGTGTCTCTGAGGTTGCTGCATTTGTAGCTGAAGTTGAAGCTTCTGAAGCCTTAGTTGTAGCTGTCGTAGCGTGAGTGTTTGCAGTCGATGCTGACGTAGCTGCGTTTGAAGCCTGAGTAGTTGCTGTCGCAGCTTGAGTTGCTGCTGTGGTGGCACTTGAGGCTGCAGCAGTCGCAGAATTAGAGGCATTAGTCTCTGACGTAGATGCATTGGTTGCTGATGTAGACGCATTGGAAGCCTGTGTGGATGCTGTAGTTGCTGAAGATGCTGCTGCAGTTGCTGAGTTAGAAGCATTGGTGGCTGAAGTAGAAGCAGCCGTTGCACTATTAGCAGCATTCGATGCATTGGTTGCCCCAGTGGATATTAACCCATCTACATAAGCCTTTGTAGAAGCATCCTGTGCAGACGTAGGGTCAGCCACATTAACTATTTTAACACTTCCTGCATCAAATACGTTACTGAGGTTCTTAGTTAGGGAGTCATTAGATTTATCTATAGCCTCCTGAGACATATTAAAAGCTTGGATACTGTCTGTGTCTAAATCAGATTCCTTAAATACTGAACCTGCTTGGTAATCTACTAGTCGAGTAGACTGGCTAGTCTTTCTAGTAAACTGTATTTTCGTAGCATTAGCAGGAGCAGAAGTGAACTGTATCTGACTGCTTGTTGGAAACGTATAGTCAGAAGTAATAGTTTTAGTTACCCCATCTACAGTTACGATAATATCTGCAGTATCACGATAGGTAAATCCTATAGTAAAGGTAGTGGCACTCCCTGTACCATCATGTTTACTTAATGCAAAAAATGACATATTTATACTTCCTTATTAGTTTCCAAATGGTAGATTAAAGACTTCATTAAGTCCTGCCTTAGACTCAGCCTTTCTTCTTTTTGTTTCAATTATAGAGTTTAGTTGTTGTTCCTCTGTTATTAGTCTCATAAATGCAGCTTTCCTAAACTTGTTAATAATATCTCTAGCTTTTAATCCTGCTGCAGATGTTTGGGACTCAGTACCCAGAGGTAAGTTAATGAGTGGATGAAGAGCATCTATAATGTTTGATTCACGTACATATCTCTGCCATCTATCGTAGTAAGTTTCCTCACCATCAGCCGTTACTTGTGTTCGTAAGTCGAATGGGTAATCAGCTTGTTTGTAGGGAGCAGTAAAGTTCTCATTGTGGGCTTGAGTCATCCTGTACAAGAACTCTTCAACTTCTAGTTCCTTCTCAGGTACACCTCTTTTGCGTTCCTCTTCAGTTACTCTATCAAAGTAATAAAGGGCTGCTCTAGGGTTAGAGAGTGTCCTTACTCTGCCTAATGCTGTGTACTGTTTAGGCACTAGAGGGTCATCAGGGTTGATTCTCTGTCTGAGAAACTGCTCTAAAGTTGAAGGGTCAGCTAATACAGGGTTACTTTGTAATTGCAATTTATACATTGTATTAGGTACAAATGTTTGTGCTTTTTGTCCTACAAACTTAATAACTTGGTCAAAACCTCCTTCGGTCTTTTCCATATCCTCAATAAGCTTAATGGTAGAGTCTATACCTGAAGCTAAGTTAGCATCACGAATTGACGTTACAATCGAACTAAATGCAATAGAAGCAAACTTAAATGCTTCTTGATAAGCTGTTTCATTTACTCTCTCACCTTGCTCTGCTCTGTAAGCTAAGACTTCATACCTTTCTAAAGCATTAACAATCATTTTTATTGGTGTAGCAAATGGGTCAAAGTTACGATAATTAAATGAACTTCCATCACTAAATACTATATTGTAAGGTTCAACCTTTGCAGCATTCTCACCTTGTCTTCTTTGTTTATAATCACTCCCCATAGAACCTGTAATGTTTCCTGTGGAGTACAAAGAAAACACAGAACCTGCTATTGCATAAGATAATAAAGCTTCACCTTGTGCTCTAACTTGTCTCATTGTTCCATTTGCACCAGATAAATCTTTTACAAAGTTAGGTGATAATAGATTAAGACCTGCTGTAAGCCTTATGCCCTCCTCAAAAACTCTTACTGGTGTACGGAAGAACAACTGTCCCATAAGTCGCATAGCAGGGTTTTTATTTACAAAACCTTCATAACCTTTAGCTAGTTGGGAAGCAGTTCCTTTACCAGAAAAGTCACGCTTGAATAAGACATCCTGTACATAGTCTCTACCTTCTTTGTCAGTAGCAGACTGTAAAAGCTTCCCCTTATTTTTAAGTTCTTTTTTGATATAATTTTCAAGTTTCTTACCAGACTTTCCTCTGGATACACCATCTTCCATGATGACATCTATAGCATTTAACTTAGGCTCGTAAGCATCCTTAGTTGCTTTCTCAACTCTTTTCTTTACAAAGCTATCTAAGTCC